ACAAACATCTTTCATTTTTAATCTATCACCTATTGCAGATTTAAATGGAAAAGGTATGTCTAACCCTTTCATTTTTTTGTCATCTGGTGCTTTTTCCATTATGTAACTCCATCTTTTTGGCGTAAACAAATTGTGTGTGTAAACCAATCCGTTAGCAGTAGACAAAAATGCTGAAGCAGAATCAAAACTCATTGTGAAATTATTATTAATATGTTTTCTTACTTGTCTTTGTACCTGTGTCAAGAAACAAGCCCAGTCTAACTGTGATGTTCCTAGTACGTGCATCCAATCTTTTCCTTCTAATTTCTTTTCATCTCTCATTATAATTAATCTTCTTAACATAACTTCCATGTCGCACATATTAATACCACCCATTGCCCAACCTTCGAATTCAAAGTTTTTAACTTGATCATACCATATTTGTGCTGTTTCCCAATCGTCACCTTGCAGTACGTTTAAGAATTTTGTTTGTCCTAATCTATTTTTTTGGAAGAATTTGTTGTTGTATATTGTGCCGTCTAGTGTGTCTTGAAAACTGTTTAATCCTGTTTTAGGAGAATTTAAATCATCTGCCGCCCAGCTTGGAACGTCTAGTGTCATAGCCCAGTCACTGGTCAGTTCTAACCAATTTAAAATGTTTGATCTTACTGCGTTTGCTTTGTTTCCTTCAAAGTCTTTCCAATCAAATTTAATTACACCCTTACCTATTTGATATCCTCCCGAGTCTCCTACTATTGTTGAAAAGTTTCTATCTCTATTCACGCACATACTATCTCTGTCATTTACTTTGTCCATATCTAAACAGGCGTGTCCTGCCGAGTATAAAGCAGTAGGATAAGTGAAGTAACCTTCTTCTGGATTTATAAAGTTTAATCCTTCTACACCAGAGTCAAATCCTTTAGGTATTCTGTCCAATGGTATGTGTTCACCTTTTGTGACTCTTTGTTTGCTTATGAATGTATTATAAAAGTTTGAAATAGCCGGCAAGAACACTGCAAAGTCTCTGCTGAGATCTCCTAAATGTTCTTGCCTTTTATTTTTGTCTGTCATTACTGCGCCTGTGCTGGAATAATATACTGATATTTTCCCAAACCTGAATCAACACTTACTTGCATTGCACCTTCATTAGAAAAATGCAACGTAACTTTAGCTGAATCAGATAATTTCAATATTTGTAACACCTGTGCTACCGGCCAACTCCATCCTTTATTTAGAGTTCCTTTCACGTCTGTTGCAAAAACAAATTCTCCACCATGTGATGATTGATCACCAAATGTGAATTTCAGGTTTCCTTCTTCTGTTTTTACTACAAAAGAATTGTGTTCTGTGTTTGCTACTGATTGAAAGTTAAATCTTTGTACACTTGCCACTGTTGGTTCAATTTCAACGTCCCACTTAACACCTTTAAATTTTACAGTTTTAAGTTTTTCGTTGATAATCTCAGCATTCATAAATCTATAATCATTTTTGAAGTCACCCTTTTCATTTTCAAAATGAATACCTGTAGGTGTTTCTGCACCATTTCTTGTGCCTGTGATTACAGATATGTTAGCTTTGTCTTTGTATTCTGGACACTTCAAATGAATATCTAACTTGTTCAATTGAGGCATTCCAAAAGTACCTATCATTCCTGATTGTGGTTTGTGAAAAGATCCTTGCAGGATAACTGATCTGTCTTCTGCCATTGAATCAATAGCAGTTGCATCACTGGTACCAGTGATTTTAACAAGATCTAGGAATCCAAGTCCATGCGTGTGTTTGACAATGTCTTTCAAGATATCTATCATAATACAAACAGTATAGCAGATATTTAGATAGATGCCAACAGATTAAATTATTTTTGTGTTGGAATTTCCATTACTTTATACACAACAGGATTCATATTACCAGGCTTTTGAAATATCACAAAGTTAGCACCAGGCTTAAATTGATCCATCTCGATTACCTTATAACCACATTTTGTGACAAGTCTTTGCATGACAGTTTTGGTGTTAAAGTTCCAATAGCCACGTTTTGACTCTCGTAAGTCATAATCAAACTGACAATCAGCATAATGTATGAATGCATAACCACCAGGTATCATTACTCTGTGTATATCACGTAGATATCTTTCTATATGGATTTGTGTAAAAAAAGTAAAAGTGTCCCAAGAAAAAACAAAGTTTACGCTGTGATCTGGAATTTTTTCACAACTTGTTCTATCTGTTGTGTAAAACCTCATATATTTGTATTGAGGTGGATCAAATAGTTTTTTAAGTTTAGATTCGCATTGTGGTAACAAGTCTAGATAGTAGTTTATCCTCCAAGCTAACATCATTTTTGCATGACGTCCATAGCCAGGTCCTATTTCTAAACTATTGTATTTGGCCTCTCCGCCCTGTTTAGAGAAATTACTAATCTTCATTTGAATATTTTTATCTACTAAAGGATCATACAAAAACTCTTTTCTTTCGTGCCGCCAATTTAAATCAGCCATATACCAATCAGTGGTCTTATCAAGTGCTAAAATTTGAGAATCATTGTACGCATCAACTCTTAAAGCTAGTTGCTCTAGTTTTTCTAAGTAGACACGGAAAAACTCTTCGTAGTCTTTAGCTTTAAATTTTTTAAGAGTTTCGATTGTAAGTTTAATTTCTTGTATGCTTAACATAACACTATTTAAAACGCAAACAGTTTATTAAATGTATTTGTGGTCTCTGTACTTTGTATATCCCAATTCAATACGCCAATAAGATTGTCTATTTTTTGATCTACTATTGTGGCTTCCATAGCCTCTGAATCAAACGGCAATTCTTTAAACCATTCTGGAATACGCATTTCATCTACTGGATAAGCAATACTTGTATATCCTAACGGATTATTTTTTAGTTTACACACAATTACTTTTGCTCCGTCTGTAATTGGCATCGAATACTTGTCTCCATACATTTCTCTACATCTGTTCCAATTGATACTAGCTCTCACGTGTCCTGGCATATTAGCTCTGCCTTGCTTGACTTCTTTTTCAAGATACATTGTTACATTGTTTGCTCTTTTAGGAGATCCTTTTTCCCAGCCCGGCCTTGCACTAAATTCTGCTCTAAATTCTGATATTCTTTTCAACACATCTTCTTCTGTTTTGTTTATCAATACCATCATTAATAGCTCTGATAAAAAATTTTGTACAAAAACTGGAGTGTCTGATCTTTTTAAGTCAAGTCCCATCGCTTTCATTTTACCTGGAGATCCTGCTGTATCTGTACGTTGTCCTTCTTTGTCAAAGTATAGTACAGAATATCTTTTCTTTGTTATAAACAAACCCTTACTAGCCACAAGTTCTCTACCTGCCGCAATAACTTCACCTCTTGTTTTTGGAGTATGAAATGCTTTAGTCATAAAAGCTGTAAAGCTGTTGTTTACTTCAGTTGATATTTTATCATACAGTTCAATTACATTTTCTTTTTGCCATGGCACTTTACCTGAGCTTATTTCTTTTTGCAATGACTTAAATGCTGAGAAATAAACAGAATCAGTGTCTCCGTATATTATTGATTCACCTCTGTGATCATAGTTGCCTGTAATTACTTCATTAACTTTTGCTCCCATATGTTTTGTTATACATCTGCCAGTCAATGTAACTGACTGTCCAATCCTTATATCAAAAAATCTACAACCTGGGTTTAATATTGCTCCATACAAACTGTTTAGATTAATTTTTTTAACAAGTTGTCTTTTATCCCAAAACTCTCTTTCAATTTCATTATCACCACACTCATGCATTTTACGTTGCATTTCTTGTCTCTCTGCATACCAACGTTTAAGTAGTCCTGGAATAATTGCTTCAAACTCGTATGTAAAAATTGTACCATTAGCTGATAACATCCACTGGTTGTTACTTTCAAATATAAGATCAAACATTTGTGCCGCACTCATTTTTACTGTGGTTCCGTCCTGCCAATCTACAATTATTTCTGTACCTTTTTCCTGTTTCATTACTGCTTGATACTCCCAACTACCAAACTGATTATCCCAAGCCGCCGCAAATGATTTCTTTTGAAACCTTGCTCTGTTGACTTCGGCTGATGTAATAACAGGACGTATTTGTCCAACAATACTTTCTGGACCCATATTCAAAGCACGAATTACACTTGGGTATAGACTGTTTATATCGCAACTGCCTATCCAATCATGCAAACCTTTTTTAGGAGTTGCCACATATGCTCCTGCGGCCGTAACTGGTTCACCTTCAGCTCTTCTTATTCTGCCCGGCACAATCATACCTCTTCTGTGTGCTTCGTTAACAATAGCCTGTTCAGTAACTGCAACTGCACCCATTGTTGTTTGTAGCAACACCGTGTTTTGGTGTGCTATCTCATTTGCAAGTTCTATAAATTTTAATTTTTTTTCAAGTTTGGCTAGTAATTTTGTATCTTGTCTATTGTATTCTATAAACAATCCAAAGTCATTGTTGTATAAATTATCTAATGAACCTTCATACACAGTTTTCTTTTCACCAAGTTCATGTTCACCAATTGCATCTAGTCTATAAGAATGTCTTTCTTCATATGTGTATTTTCTGTAAAGTTCAAGTAGATCTAAATGTACTCTTCCAATTAAATCATACGATAATTGCTCTCTTCCATACTTTTCAAATGTTCTACGCCTTGGTTTTTCTCCCCAAAAACATAGTCTTCTGGTATCGTCACTGCTTAAAACTTTTTGTATTCTTCCTACTGTGTAAGGAATATCATATCCTTCAGAATTCCAACCACTTAAAATATCAGCATCATCAATTAGTGTTAAGAAAGCATCAAGCATATCTTTTTCTTTTTCAAATAGCATAACGTTTTCAAAACGCTCAACTGCCATTTTGGCACCTGACATATTCAAAGTTTTAGGAGGGACAGCAAAGGTTACAAGCTGATCTGTCCAACTTAGATAGCAAGTAATTGCAGTGATTGGCATAAACGGATCATCAGTAGTTGAATATCCACGTTGAGGATCAAAGTCTACTTCAATATCAAAAAACACAGTATTCACTTTTGGAGCGTCTTTACCTAAATAGTTTTCTTCTAAACAACGAAACACAGGGTTAATATCCTGTTCATACAGTTTTTTGTTTGATCTTATTTTTTGTTCTTTTATAAATTGTTTCCAAGTTGTAGTTTGTACTTTCTGTAGTTGTTCACCGTATATACTTCTGTGTTTGCCTCTGTTGTCTGGATAATAAAAAACGTAACGTGCATCATAGTCAACAAATTTACGTTGTCCTTTTTTATCACGTTCTACTACACGAACCTTGTCGTCTTCTCTTTTATAAAATGCGTCTATGTAACTCATATTTTATATTCAAAATTTTGTGTTAATTCGTTTATACTAATTTGTTTTGCACCGTTTCTTATATGAAAATGTGTTGCCATTGGATTTAATGGTGATAGTGTCACAACTTTTTCTATATTGTGTTTTTTTGCATACTCTAAAACTTTATTGATTATCTCTTTTCCTGCACCTTTCTTTCTACTCCATACTGTATATGCTACTGCAATTTTCTTTTGATCTTTTAAATAAGCAAGTTCGCTCATCATATCTAGTTCTTTTACAGTAGTTGGAATGTCGTAAGTAAATGCAACACAAATAATACCTTCTATTTGTTTTTCAAATTTTAAACCAAATATTTTTCTGCCATTTACTATACGCCAGCCTAAAGTTAATTCAGGTCTTACTGGGTCTTCTGATACATCAATATCATCTAGTTCAACTAGTTCAGACCCTTTAACCCATCTATAAAAATCATTTATGTTATCTTTAAATTTTTTCATTAGATTAAAAACACTTTTATATTACCTATAACGTTCATGATTGTAAACCATGATGCTAAGATAGTTGTCCATATAATCCTTCTTCTGTATGATCCAATTGCAAGTGTAATTGAACCTACAAGATATAGTGGAAACACCCATTCCATTATAGGATAAGGCGAAGTAAAAGTCAAGATACAAGATCCTACTATTGTGAATATAACTGATACTAATTCAAACCAAAAAGCAACTTTATCTGTTCTATAACTTGTAGTCCAAAAGTCTTTAATTAGTGCCCACACTATATTTTTCCTGCGGCAGTAAGAATTGAATCTATAAGGTCCATATCATCACTGATACCTTGGTGGTTATCACGATGTGCAATTGAAATTGCTTTGTTGATTACGGCCGGTTTCAGTTCTAGTTCTTCCGCTAGTGCTTTTACTGTGTCCTTGAGTCCTGTTTTAAGATCATCAACCTCACCAAGTACTTGTGAACCTTGATTGATTATCTGTATAAGTTTTTGTTTTTCTGCATCATTGAAGTTTCGCATTGTTTCTCCTTTTTTATTATTATACTGTAGGATTGGAAAAAAAGCAATTACTTTTTAGGTTTAGTTGAAACTCTTATTGGTGCTTTACCAGATGCGCCTGTGTCTTTGCCGCCTCTGCCTGCTTTACTTTGTGCTTTTCTTTTTCTTGATACTGCTGATTTTTTTTGGGATTTGCTCATAGATCTTGCTTTAGAGGCCGGAACACATTTAGCATATCCTCTCTTGGAACCTGATGTTCCACATTCAGGATGACCGCCACCTTTTTTCTTTTTGGCAATGTTTACCCATTTTTGTTTGAACCATTTACGTAAGCCACCTTGATATTTTCTTTCATTAAGCATTAAGTCACCACAATTAATACAATAA